TACTTAGGGATTGATTATGGCTGTGCCACCCGACCAGTTGATGAAATTGATGCAAAGTCAGAAAGATTCTGCCACTCCCGGTGGTATGCCTCCTGCTTCTGATGCCGCTATGGGAATGTCAGAGGATTCAACTCCTCCTATGGCAGCACCTATGTCAACGCCAGAACCCAAGATGGGAAACCGTGAAGCGTCCATGATTAACCTTGGCATGGCGGCTGACCTTCTTGAGCAATCACTTCCTGCTCTTGGCAGTGAATCGCCTGAAGGACAAAAAGTCCTTAATGCTATTCGCATAGTTTCAACTATTCTTGGTCCACGCAAACCTAAGACCAATGAATTGCAACAATCAGAAATCTTGCAATTGTTGCAGTCCTTACCTCAAGCTGGCGGCGGCACACCTGAAGGTAAAGCAATGGCTGCTGCTCCACAAGTTCCCGGTATGGCTCCACCCGGCGCACCTCCACCACCACCCATCCCTCTGGGTGCTGGTGCGGGTCCTGTGCCCGGCGGTGCTATGCCTCCTCCTCCCGGCGGCGGTATGCCGCCACCAATGTAAAGGAATCACAATGGATTTGTTCAAACCCCGTGGTGCTTCGGCTCCTCGTAATCCTACAGACAACAGCCAGAAAAATGGTCAGATTGTTAACACCCCACGTTATTCGCAATTCGGTGGTTTAACTTCTGCTCCAAAAGCAGGACACAAAAACATGATGACTATGAGTCGTCCCGGCGACACTAAGAAAGTCATCTAACGCACTTAGGGGATAAATATGAGCTTAGAAGATATTTCGCTAGAAGCCCGTGACGAATTAGCTTTGCTTGCAAAGCAGTTGTCGGACAATCCTGAAACACGCAAAGAATTTTTGCGCCTGACCCAGAGGGTAAAGCCAAACATGGTGATTCCCGAATTGCAACTTGAGGACTTTACAAACAAAAAAGTCAATCAAGCTGAAGAACGGGTTATGCAGTTAGAAAACAAGTTGCGTGAAAAAGACATTCGAGAGCATCTTGAGTCAAAACGCCGTGCTTTAAAAGCTAACGGCATTGCTCGTAATGATGAAGATATTCAAGAGATTGAAAAAATCATGCTCGAACAAGGTATTACTAGCCACGACACAGCAGCGCAGCATTGGGAGTGGATGAAACAAGCCGCAACCCCAACACCTACTGGATACAACCCAAATATTATTAACAAGTTTGACTTGTCAAAATATTGGAAGAATCCACAAAGTGCTGCACGAAATGAAGCGGCTACTGCATTGCAAGAAATTAGGAACCAAGGTCGTAAACCAATTGGTGTTTAGTGTTAAATGTCGGGGATAATTTTTTTAATCTAAGGAGCCTGCTATGCCTATAGGCGGCGGAATTTTACCAGCATCAGGTAGCTCACAATACAACGAGCTTACCTATGTCACAAGACGGGCGTTTATCCCCAAACTTGTGGTACAGCTATACAACTCAACCCCCCTAATGGCTGCTCTGATTGCAAACAGTCAACAAGCATCAGGTGGTGTGAGCCAAGTCACAGTTCCAGTTCAAGGCGCACAGTTTGTTAATGCACAGTGGTCTGATTACTCTGGTTCATTTAACCAGCCATCAGTTCAGCAAGGTGCGTTTAACGCTGAGTTCAACCTTAAGCTAATGATTGCTCCAGTTCCATTCTTAGGTATGGAAGGTGCGGTTCAACAAGACTACGCAATTATTCCTCTGATTGAAGCTCGCATGAACGATGCGACCAACGTGATGATGGATGCAATGGCTACAGCCTTGTACACCAATTACACTAATACCCAACAGTTCATTGGTCTGCCCGGCGCAATTGACGATGGCACGAACATGACTACTTACGGCAACATTAACCGCACGACCTTCACTTGGTGGAAGTCAAAGGTTTATAACGCTGGTAACGTCAACCCAACCCGTCAAAACATTCTTCAGTACATTTCTGGAACCGTGAAGAACGGTGCAGAAGTTCCTACTTTTGGTGTCTGCGGTTTTGGTACTTGGACTCTATTAGCTCAAGACTACGTTGGTCAAGAACAGTATGTCATTACCCCCGGTTCGGGATTTGATAGTGATGGTAACGGTCCTCAAGCAGCTTTCCGTGCGTTGATGGTTGCCGGTGTGCCAATCTATCCAGACCCATATTGCCCAGAGGGTACGGTCTACTTCATCAACAGCAATTACCTTTCACTGTACATTCACGAACAAGGTTCGTTTGTGTTTACCGGCTTTGAATCAACTCTACCTAATTGGCAGATTGGTTACGTTGGTGCGGTGTTGATGATTGCGGAATTGGTTTCTACCAAGCCCAAGTCGATGACCCGTGTGTCTAGCTATAACTCAATTTCGATTTAAGGAGAAATAGTCATGGCTCTCGGTCTAAACAAGATTGTCCTCGCAAGCGCAAGCACCAATACTCCCGGTGCTTATTGGCAACTTACTACTGTTTCAGCAAATAACACTACCGTTGTTATTCCTGCTGGAACGTATTTGTTGTTCCCTACAGCAAACGTCACAATTGAAGCGGTGTCGGCTTACAACACCAATACCTCTTGTACAACTCCATCTACTTTTTCAACTCTCATTGGTAATAATACTGGTGGTGTGTTGATTTCTGACGGTGTGAACGTGCGTGCAAACGTGACTGTTGCTACGTTGACTACGGTTACTTTGGCTACGGTCAATGGTGGTCAAGCGGCAAGCGGTACTTACAACACATAAGGAACCGTTATGTCTAACGCAGATGCAGTTGGTCAGCTTTATCTTGACAGTTTCGGCAATGGTCGTATTGGTTTTGTTAGAGCAGCGTCTCTTGCAACGTCTGGCAATGCGGTTATTACCATCCCTATTCTTGGGGGTGGTTTAACTAACGCCGGAGCAGCAGCGGGTTCTGGTTCTATTATTGTTCGCCGTGTTACGGTGTCTAATGCAACCGGAAACGTAGCCACTGGAAACGTAGCAATTAGCGTAGCTAGTGATGGCAATATTGCTGCTGCTAATGCGGTAGTTGCAAACGTGGCACTTAGCAATATGACGGGTGCTGGTAAATACCAAGACCTAACTGTTGCTGGTGCTTACGGTGCAAACACAGCCATTACTGGTTTTACAACACAAGCCTTGTACGTCAACATCAACACAGCCAATGCAAACGGCACTGTTGATATTGCTGTTTATGGCGATGTAGTGAGTTTCTAAATGTCTGTTATCTTTGTAACTAATAATTCTGACAAAGTATGGAAAGATGGCTATGCCGGTAAATTCTATACCTTTGGTAAAGGCGAAACGGTAGAGATACCGACTGAAGTAGCCATGCACGTTTTTGGTTACGGAGATGACAACAAAGAACCTTATTTGGCAAGGCTTGGTTGGATTACAACTGCTAATGATTTAGAAAAAGGTTTAGAGCTTTTGTCTAAATGGGAGTTGTCCACCGAGCCTCCAAAAAAGAACCAATCGTTATCCCCGTTGGTGGAAAGAGTACCCCTAGAGGTTGTAAAATCTCGTGGGGGAAAAGTCCTGTCAGCAGCTTAAAGATTATGGAAGGTAAATGTCTCAAAATTTGTCGGGATACATCACCCAAGTTAGACGTTTGCTGCATGATGCCAATGCTAATTTTTACACGGACCAGCAGCTAACAGATTACATCAATGCCGCACGTGCAAGAACGGTGCGGGATACTGGCTGTCTGCGTTCCATTCAAGTTGCACAATCTCCTGCTCCTGTTGCTGCCCCGCTTAATAACGCAACTGCCACAAACCCAACAGCGTGGGTTGCAAGTACACCGTGCAATTTAAATGATTTTGTTTTTTCAAACATTTTTATTTATCAAGTGACATTAGCAGGAACAAGCGGGACAACGCCCCCACCTTATCCTTCAGGCACAACAAACTATCCACCAAGCACACAATTTATAGATGGTGGCTGTGGATTAACGTATGTGGGAAACGTAGAACAGATTCCGTTTTCAACACTACCTCAAGGCGCAAATACGCTTGATATTCTTAATGTAAACTTGTATTGGGGCAATAGTCGTGTGCCACTAAATTATTTGCCGTGGACAGACTTTAATGCCCGTATGCGTTTTTGGCAAAACTACATAGGTAGACCAGAAGCGTTTTCAATGTATGGACAAAATACTATTTACATTGGTCCTATTCCAGACCAAATCTATCAATTAGAAATTGATACTGTTATTTTGCCAACAGATATGACATTAGCTAATCCTACTGTTGCTGACACAATTACTGACCCCTACACCACTTGTCCACAATACTATGCTGCATATTCTGCTAAGTATTATGAGCAATCGTTTGGTGAAGCAGAGATTTTTAAACAAGAATACATAAGTTGCGCTAGAGGAGTTTTGAACACGACATTTACTCGAAGGATTCCTTCAGCCTATAGCAGTCCATACTAATCATGGCAGCGGCAGAGCAAAAGAAAAGTTACAAAGTTGTTAAGCAATTTAAAGGGCTTAACACTAAGGCTAACCGCACAGCTATTGAAGAAGAAGAATTTTCTTGGGTTGAAAATGCACAACCTATTGGCTATGGTAATTTAAAAATTATCCCTAGCTACATTACGTCTAAAGATACAAGTAATAACGCTGTTGTCTGGGCAAATACGGTTACGCATTTAACGTCTTGCAACATTGACACAACAGATTTTGTGATTGCGTTTCAAACAGACGGTAGCGCACAGTTTTATAACCTAGTCACTAAAGCGACAGGCAATGTGGCTGTTGCTAGTACGTTCTCTAACACTGGTGTTCTTACAAGCCAATGGAAAAATGAACGTATGCTTATTCTTGACCCGACAAAGGGTTACTTTACTTGGGATGGCAACAATGTTGTATCTGTTGGTTCTGTTGGCATTATTGCAATTACTAATGGCGGTACTAGTTATACCGGCGAACCTACCGTTACTATCAGTGCGCCACTTAATGCAAACGGCACTCAAGCCAATGCAACAGCATCCGTTTTATCTGGGGTCGTTGCGCTTGTTTCGTTAGATGATGCTGGCTCTGGTTACGGTGTCCCGCCCCCAACAATTACTATTTCTGGTGGTGGTGGTTCAGGCGCAACAGCAATTGCCGGTGTTGTTACGTTTGCAACAGGCACAGCATCAGCCGTTGTCGTAACAGGTGGAACTGGATATACAAACGCTGCTAATACGGTTGTGACATTTGCTGGTGGTGGTGGAGCAAACGCAGCCGGTACTGCGGTATTGGGCGGTGGTCAAGTCCAGCAAATCATTATGACGAACCCCGGCTCTGGGTACACTAACGCTGCAAACTTAACGGTCACAATAACTGGCGGGGGTGGCGCAAATGCGGTTTGTAAAGGAATAGTTAACTCTGACCTTAATTGTGGCATTTCTTCTTTTAGTGGTCGGGTCTTTATTGCTGCCGGGCGTACTATTTTTTATTCTGCTGCGGATTCCTACACCGATTTCACAAGTGTTTCTGCCGGGTCTTTTGTCTTAACTGACTCAACCCTACACGGCAACATTCAGCAAATATTGTCAGCAAACAATTTTTTGTACATTTTTGGCGATAATTCAATTAACGTCTTTTCTGACGTTCGAGTAGATACCAATGGTATTACGTTATTTACCAACACAAACGTATCTGCATCTGTTGGCAGTAAAAGACCAAACGCTATTTTCCCTTATTTTCGTTCTGTGTTGTTTTTAAACGACTATGGGGTATATGCGCTTGTTGGTTCTACAACGTCCAAGATTTCAGACGCTTTAGATGGAATGTTTCCAGACATTGACTTCAGTTACCCCATCTATTCGGGTCAAGTATTACTGAATAACATTCTGTGTGCAGCATTTAATTTCCGGTATTACGATGCTGTATTCACGCAATCGTATCGGTATGTTCAAGCCGTGTTCTTTGAGAAAAAATGGTTTATTACTTCTCAGGGTGATGCGCTGCAATATGTGACTTCTGTGCCCGTAAACGGGTTAGTGACCTTGTTTGGTACATCAGGAAATAGCCTTTTTCAACTATACGGTAATGCGTCAGCATCTATTACATCAAGAGTTCAAACGGCTTTGTTGCCAATGTCTGACCCAATTCGCACAAAGCAAGCATTAAAGATTGGCATTGAGGCTACGGCAAGTAATCTTAGCTCTATTACGATGCAAGCCACAGTAGATAGTGAAAACCAAGAAAGTCCACCGTATTCGCTTTCTAGCTTGGTGACTTGGATTAACAACAGTTTGCAAGTCATTCCTTGGACTAATAATTCTAGTACTGTTATTGGCTGGGGTCAGATTGGTTATAACTTGTACAAAACAGACGCTTCAATGTATGGAAAATACGTTGGAATCACAGTAACATCATCAAATCCCGGCTACGTTTACAACGGATTTGAATTTGAACATGAATTGAGAGTGAGGTTCTAAATGGCTGTCCCAAATATTTTTGCTACGGCAACAACGGCTATCCCGCTATCCCAATTAGATGCTAATTTTGCGACAGCCATTACACTCGGTAACACGGCTGTTTATCTTGGCAACACCACAACATCGTTGGGCAACCTGACGGTAGTAAACACAACTGTTACCAATTACACCGAAACATTGTTTTCTGTTACAGGAAGCACAACTGTTGCGTTGACAAACGGTACTTTGCAAAAGATTACAACGTCTGGTTCTACAACTGTGACGTTGCCAGCAAGTGTGAGTGGCAAGAGTTTTACACTCATCATTGCTTATGCTGCTGCTGATACGTTGACATTTGCGGGTGGCGGGACGCTGAAGTGGTCAGGTGGTACAACTCCAACACCGACAAGTGCTACAGGAAAATTTGATATTTTCAGTTTTTTCCAAGACGGTACAAACACTTACGGCGTTACTAACGGACAGAATTACTAATATGCTAAGTGCATCTAAATCCGGTAGTGGATTAGCCACAGGCTACAACCTCACACGCTCGCTGCGGTTTAGGCGTTCGGCTACAGGTCATTTAAGCAGAACACCAGCTACGACTACTAACCGTAGAACGTGGACTTGGAGTGGTTGGGCTAAACGTGGAGAGTTAGGAACTAACCAATCAATATTTAACGACACAGGACCGCTAGGAAACAATGACGATAGTTTTGGGTTTAACTTTTCAGTTAACAATGAATTTGTAGTTGGTACTGGAAGTTTCATTCTTTTAACAACAACATCAGTATTTCGTGATCCATCTGCTTACTATCACATTGTTGTTGTGCTAGATACAACTCAAGCAACGGCAAATGACAGAATAAAAGTTTATATAAACAACGTTCAAGTCACTTCGTTTAGTACAAACACTATTGCTGCCAATATCCCGCAAAATTTTCAAGCGGGAGTTAACACCGCAAATTTACACAATATTGGAAACCTTGCGACAGTTGGCGGTCGAAATTTCGACGGCTACCTAGCAGAAGTCAACTTCATCGACGGTCAAGCTCTCACCCCCTCATCATTCGGCTCAACCAACGCTTTGACAGGAGTATGGCAACCTGCACGGTACACGGGTACTTACGGCACAAACGGTTTCTATTTACCCTTCACAGACAACTCTGCGCTGACCACAGCAAGTAACGTGGGCTTAGGTAAAGACTTCTCAGGCAATGGCAATTACTGGACTACGAACAACATCAGCATCACGGCTGGTGTGACGTATGACTCCATGACGGATGTGCCTACGCTGACGAGTGCGACTGCGGCTAACTTTTGTGTGATGAACCCATTGGCTGTAGGCGCAACCACATCTACAACTAATGGAAATTTAAATGTTGTAAACACGGCAACACTTTATTGGGATACTGTTTTAGCAACAATGGGATTTTCATCAGGAAAATACTATTGGGAAATGACTACAGATGCAACCTACCCCGGAACGGTGTTTTGTGGAATTGCGGGTATTGACATACCTTATGGCACAAACAATTTACAAGACGCCAATTCAACTTTAAACACCTATGGAAGTTTATTGTTTTGCGATACTGGTGAATCTAAATTAGATGGCAATACCCGTGCGGCTTACAGCACAGCATTAACCGCCGGTCAAGTGCTAGGTGTAGCGGTAGATAGAGATGCTAAAACTTGTGTCTTTTACAAAAATGGTGTCAGTCTTGGTTCTATTAGTTTTAGTTCTTCTGCTATGGCGTCTAAAACAATCGTGCCACTTGTAATTTCATATTACAGCGGTAGCGTGTATGTTTTTAACTTCGGTCAACGCCCCTTCGCCTACACCGCCCCCACAGGCTTTGTAGCCCTGAACACATACAACTTGCCGACAAGCACCATTGTCAAGGGCAATACGGTGATGGATGCTACGTTGTATACGGGTAATGGTGGCATACAAAGTGTCACAAATGCCGCATCGTTTAAGCCTGATCTTGTTTGGAATAAAGTACGAAGCACGGCTAACTCACACATTTTAGAAGATAGCGTTAGAGGTGCGACTAAAGGTTTGTCTTCTGATTCAACGTCAGCCGAAGTTACAAACGTAGATTTTCTGCAATCGTTTAATAGCGGCGGTTTTACTGTCGGACCTAATGCGCTTGTTAACCAATCAAGTGCAACCTACGTTGCGTGGCAATGGCAAGCAGGGCAAGGCACAACATCATCAAACACCAACGGCACAATCACATCGACTGTGAGCGTTAATGCGTCTGCTGGGTTTAGTGTGGTGACATATACAGTACCAGCTACAAATACTTTTACTGTTGGGCATGGGTTAGGTGTCGCACCTAGTTTAATTTTTGTAAAAGGTAGAAATGCCGCTTACAACTGGGATGTGTATCACGGTTCTCTTGGTGCTACAGGACGATTAGTTTTAAATACTACAGCCGCTTTTGCTACAACCTCAGGCCCGTGGGCAAATACTGCACCTACATCAACAGTTTTTTCATCGTCTGGAAACGGTGTTTATTACAACAGTGGCGATACGCTTGTTGCCTACTGCTGGACACCCATAGCCGGATTCAGCGCGTTTGGTAGCTACACGGGTAATGGCTCAGGTGACGGTCCGTTTGTGTACACGGGGTTTAGACCTAAGTTTGTGATGATTAAATCATCTTCAAACACAACCGATTGGATTGTTGAAGATTCGTCAAGAAATACATATAACGTATCAAATTCAAAACTTTCGCCAAACACTTCTAACGCAGAATATACAAGCACTAACGATGTTGGTATAGATTTTTTAAGTAATGGTTTTAAATTAAAAGGTGTGGATGGTGCCGTAAACGCATCAGCCGTTACTTACATCTACATGGCATACGCCGAAAACCCGCTGAAAAACGCCCTTGCCCGCTGATTAAGGAAAACAAATGTTTGCAATTATTAGTAATGGAATTATCGCCCTCCTAGTACCCGCTGGCACAGCCTTTACATGGGATGACATTCAGTATCCTGCC